TACCGCCGTATGGATGAGAAAGATACACAACACCATTATAATTGCTCTTGTTAATTATTTTCATTGCCATTATCCTGCCTTTTAGTTATCGCCTGAATATAATTTTTCAGTTCGTCATATGCTGTCTCAATATTATCATTGTTAGTAATTACATAATCCACTACAAGATTGCAATTTTCAAATTCAATTTCATCTTGTTTAATACGCTCCATTGCACGATTTGTTGCCACGAGGCTATTCTGGTACATTTTAAAATAGCGGTCAAACAAGCGGTCATACCGATTAAGAGGCAGACAATCTATGTATACCGAATAAATTTTTCTGTCGCCTTTATACTTTTCTTTAAGCTCATTTAAACCTGTCTGATCGACAACATAGAGGTCATGAGCTTCATCGTCAATTTGCTGAGACGTAACACCATAATGGTTGTCCAGATAATAATTATATGCCACAATGTCGCTAAGACTCTGAAATTCTTCCTCAGTTACAAAAGTATGTCCCGCCTCGCCCTCATATCTTGGTGGGCGCGTTGTGTAAGAGGCAATTTGTTTCATGTTTAACTCAATTTCAAGTTTTTGCACAAGCGTTGATTTACCGCTTGCCGAAGCTCCGAGAATACAAAATAACGGTTTACTCATTATTGCCCTCCTTGAAATATTGGCTCAAACACATCTCTTTGAAATAAGGAAGTTTTTCAATCCACTTGCAAAACTCTCTCCATTCTGGTAATTTATGATTATGACGTTGTTCCCACACGTTTTTCAAACAACGGTAATTTGTCGTCAGTCGTGCGGTAAGTTCAAAGCCACTAGGAACATTGTATAACAAACGAAGATAATCTTCTGTATCCTTTGTCTGATTATATATATCTTTAAGCTCCTCGACTCTCTCGATAATTTTTTCATCGACATATTCATTACACTGCCCGGCTATATCTAATTTGGAAATTCGGTGCATGGTAGATTGGCTTGAAACGAAAACCAAATATTTGTATCTTTCAGCCTCAATCCACATTTTATTGCTACAGGTCAAGTCAAAAGAAACGAGGACACCGCTCAAAAACTGATCGTGTCCTCCTTTGCTATTACCAAGACTTTTTATTCTGGAAGTATACTCATTTGTACACTTTTCTGGCTCAACAGTCATAGGATATTTGCTTGCCTTGAAACTTTCACCCAAATCGTGAATTTTAACATTTTCTACTCTCACTTGCTTTCCTCCACGATGAAAGGTGCGAAAAAGCGCGTAACTACGCCACTTTTTTCTGCATCAAATTCTAATTTTATTAACTCACCTAAATCGAGGGCAAAAATCCCCATAAGGCTTGTCGCAGGCACTCTGTAACGACCCTGCTTAAGATCAACCTCGAAATCTAGCCTTGATACAATCTTTATAAATTCTTGCACCTCTTTAATTGTCGATAATCTAATAAATGCGCTTTTCAATTATAATCACTCCTATACATGTAATTGATATTTTTGCTTGTGCATTTCTTTCATAAGTTTGCGCTTTTCTCTTATTCTTTTTTCTTCTTCTGTTTCTTTTCTATACACAAGCTCTTTACACTCAATTGGATAACGTGCAATCATTCGTTGCATTTCTATGTAACCTAAATATTTACGTCTTGCTCCCTTTGGATCCTTCATCTTATTTGTCACCTCGATTACTTGTCATTATTGCCAACATTGTGGCTTTTGAAAAAGCTTGCAAACGTTGACACTGTTGCTATCAACCACGGAAGCATATCAGTAGCAAACCTGTCTGTTCCAAATATTATATTTAGGCTTTCGACAACCATACTGCCGAAAATCCAATTAAGTATCAAACCGCCAAAATAACCAACTATAAATATAAAAGTTGGCTCCAATAAAAACACAGCAATTAAAGAAATTACTATCATTATTGTTTGAAATTTTTGCATTATTTTTCCTCCTTTATCTCTGTCAGGTTAAAGTATTTGACTTCACACTGTTTGGCAAAAGTTAAGCATGGCCTTATAACATTATGAATAATTTGTTTGCCGAGGGTGGCATCAATTAGAGCTTTGCCTGGTTTTATCCCCTTGCACATAAACGACGGATTAATCCAAACCCATGTTTCAGAGCCTATGCAATAAGAAACATCGTACAATGTATCTCGCAATATTTTGATATCAAGTACCTGTTCTTTTGCATAAGCCTCAAGTTGTTCTTTGGCACGCTTTCTACTGTTGCAATAAATTGCATTAATCTGCGAAGCCGCATATTTTGACGAAAAATTTTGTCCACTGAAAGCACAATTGCTTTCGTCGCAAGTATAACAATCCTTCATTTGCTATCCCCCATTACAATATATAAACTTCGATATTGATACGTCCCGACACCAAAAAGCTTTGAGGTACGAACGCTCTATCCCAATAGTAAAAGTCAATAACGTTACTCGACATACCGCCCGTATCATCGACACGGTAAGTCCCCGTAACGCCAGCTCCCTCAATGTAAAGCAAGGTACCGCTCGGAAAATAATTAGACGCCACACTATAACTCGTCTCAAGCGTTCGCCCAGATGAGCCATATGGTGGCGTCGAGTATCCCATATCTGTACCACAATACCAAGTACCCTCAAACGTTCCAATATAATTATTCGGCTGTTCAATAATGATTTCTGGTTCGCAAGGTTCATTCATTATATCTTCGGCGATATTATCAATAACAATATCTTCTTCCTCTATGATAAATATATCGGACATTCTTACAATGGTGTCTGAAGCCATAATCATTTTATTAATATGTAAATGACCGACTAAAGCTCGAGCCGAAGTGAGGTGGCAATCAATTTCATTTTGCCTCCCAACTTCGGTTCCGTTACTATTAATGATTCTTTTTTCTATGGGCGTACCATGCGCGTCGGTTAGTAATATTGTAAACTCGAATATAAACAGCAATATAACAAGTATTTTTAGCATTAAAAAAATATAATTTACCTTTTCTTGTTTGATAAAACCACCTCGTTTATAAGTACATATTCTTGATTGGGTTGCCATCATTATCATAGTCGTTTATAAAATCATTTATATCAATTTGTTTATATCCTATGGCCACCGCCTCACACAGTTCTTCGACTCCTAAATCACAGCCAACTATGTAATCCATGATTTTATCTTTTGCGCACTCTTCGCACAGCTCTTCTTTCTTGTCTTTTTCTTCGTCGCCCACGATGTATAACTCATCTACATCACGACCGCACTTGTCGCACATTAATGCAAGATAATTATACTGCGGCAAGCCGTCATAACAGTTCCTTATTTCCTTTGCCATTTTTACCTCTCATAAAACAATTTTTTTGTTTACGCCTTTTACATTCTTCTACAAGTTCTTTATAATAGTTGTCAGTCTTTACTACGCTACAAATGCGTGGTCTAAGGAACTGGAACTCGATTTCTGTATCAATTGGTTTGTCCAAGATTATTGCATTCCATCTATAACCTCTTACTTGTTCTTTTACAGATTTTACAATGTATATTGAAAACACTTCATTTTTAAAATAAAATTCATTGCTGTAAATATCGCGTCGTTCTGAAGTGAATTTCATACAAGCCTGAAACTTATCTTCCCATTCTTTTATATTATCAGTTACTACTAAAACACCAATCATTTAATTTTCACTCCCTATAATCATCATAAATTTCAATATAATATTCGCCAGTTTTTTTATACTCTTTACCAATAATTATTTCTACATCACATCTTGAGTCGGCACAAATATCCTCAAGAAACTGTATAGGATCATTGACTTCGATTGTTCCTGTTAAAAAGTCACCATTGGTGCCAATTGGATTAGTAACAAAATGGTATTTATTAATTATTGGATATTTTTCTGCTATTTTGCTTATATTATATATCGATGTACAACATAAATTATATCGCACTTAACCACCTCCTTATATATTGTTTCTTTCGATTTTCATATCATCTTTTCCGTATGGGATATTTATAAAATCAAGAACTCGACCTATACCCAAACCACCCTTATCACATTCTCTGATACAGTAATCATACAGTTTCGGATGCGTGAGTTTCATTTGTTGAAATCGGTTAGGCTCTTTTTCGTACTGAATTCCATATAGACAAAACATACAGCCTGTTCGACTGACTCCCGAAGTATAATACCCCCCATCCTCGTCTTTCAAGATTTCACCATATACAGATGCAAGAGGGATATCGTTTAGCTTTATGTACTCCAAAACATCGTCCTCCGTCCAAAAAGACATTGGTCGTGATTGCGGAGAGGCTTCGTTAAAAGCGTTACATCCAAATTTAAACCATGTAGAAAGCCTTAAATAGCTTTCATTTGCCATAGTAGCAACGATGCTAACAAGTCGTCTCTCTTTTTCAAATTTATGAGCTGGTCTCTTTTTCATAATATCACAGCAATTTGATGATATTGCAAATGGGGCATCCAACAAAAAACTCCATTTGGCACAAGTAAATTTTGATGGTTGTCCATTTTTTTGCTTAAGTGTTCCTTTAAGTTTTCTCAACCTATAACTGTCTTCGCCTTTAGCAATTGAACGTCTCGCACCTGCAATTGTATTACTTACATCTTTACTTATCAATGGGTAGCCGTATTTATCGAGTACCTGGCGGAATGTAATTCTATTCCCTTTTCGATCTTTAGGATAATCTTTAACAAGTTCTATTTCAATGTTATACTTTTGCTTAAGGTAATTATAAATATCGTCAACATTTCTTCTAACCTCTGGATATTCCAGCCCTGTATCAGCAAACCATAAAACAAGCTTATAACCCAATAACTCACAAACTTGAGCTGCAATATCAGCACAAACTGAACTATCTTTTCCGCCTGATAACCCCACATAACATTGTCCATTCCAATATTTATACCATTCAATTAGTCTTGCTTGCGTAATAAGTATTTTATTATCTAAGGGTAATTTTTGCAATTCCCTAAGTCTTTGGGCATCATGGATTTTACCATCTAAGGTATACCTGTTATTACACATTTTCTTCTCCTATCATGCAAATTCAATCTCCTGCATAAGTTCTATTTCTTTATTTGTCATACCCCATGTGTATAGAACTTCCTCAGGCGCATAACATACTACATACCCTTTATCATATATTTGCTGTATCTTATATACCTTGTCTCGATATCCTATACGATTAGTAGCACCTAAATTTAGGTAGCGTTCACATAAGGCGTTAAATACCTTGCAATATACCTTCATAAACTTACCTCCTTTTTAAGACAGCCATTTTCTATATTTCCTATCTTGTTTACGTTTACTCTTCCTTATTCGATTGTATATATAGTTCTCATAATACTCAAACTGCATAGCCTTTGCATAGCAATATAGCCATGTTGCAAAAAAAGGTTGAAATCACTATTATACTTACTATAGTTTTGACATGATGTAAGCCGTATTCGTCATAGCAATGTGCTATAATTGGCGTTGTCAGAACAAAAGCACAGAAAGAGGCAATACTAACAATCGCCGATATTGTCATTCGTGTTTCACACCATTGTTTGCAATATTTTGCCGCTTTAATTTCTTTCATTAATATTTCCTCTTTAATTTTACTTTTGATCCCTTTGCTTCTAACAGGTCAATCTGAGCATTCAAAAGTTCAACTCTTTGTTCCAAAGACAAAATACATTTCTGCAAATAATTAATTCTGCCCAAACAATATTCATAATCTGCATTAATAAGATAAGTTTTCTGACTCAAATCATTTAAAAAAGAAGGTTCTGCCGACTCTCCTCTCAGCATTCGTTCCACATCTCTTTCTATTCCCATTGTTATTCGCCTCTAATCATTTTAAATTTTATTTTAAACTTACAAAACGACAATAAGATATCTGTATTCATTTCAAAACCACAATTGCCACATTTACATATGCAAGGAATTTGTAATTGACTGTTTTGAGGAATAAAAGCTATGCAAGTTTTTTGGTGGCATTCAGGACAGTAAGTTATCAAATATAATCCCCTCCTCAAAGATAGAATCATTCATTATTTCTCAGTTCTAAATCGTCAAGTGTTACCGGTGTATAATCATGCAACATGCAACCTACATTTGCACACCTATAAGGGAAACCACGCTCTCTCATTTGTTCAGCATACCCACTAAAAGGTCTTGTATCTCTACCATTGTGAATATGCCCATACAAATGAATATAACCATAGTCAGCGTTAATCCAATGAGCTATAGGGTAATGGCAAAGTACAACGTGTTCTTCGCCGTCTTTGATAACAGCATAGTCTTTTATCCAAACAAAGTGTTTTTTCATTTCTTCGTTTACTCGATCATGATTGCCCTTGACAAGAAATTTAACTCCATTTAATCTCGGAAGAACTATTGGTATTTCTGCGTTGTTCCAAAACATATCCCCCAGAACATACACGCTGTCATTTTTGCCGACAACACTATTCCAATTTGAGATGATAGTTTCGGTCATTTCTTCAAGGTTGAAAAACGGCCTATTATCAAAGGCAAGTATATTTTTATGACCTATATGTAGGTCTGATATGTAAAATTTCTTAGGTGTTGGCATTTGAGGCTCCTTTCAATTGGTTATTTTGTTTCATTCTTTAACCCCATTTCAAGATATAGTTCCTTTCAAATAAACTAAATTAGCTATGAATATCTAAAATTGTAGCAAACATACCTTTACTTTTCTTTTTTATTTCAGTAAGCTTTCTGTCAAAATCTTCGTCTTTTACAAATGTGTGTCCATTCCAAGTTTCACGAGCTATAACATTTTCATCAGAGTCTATACAAACAAAACAATCTATCTCGTCAAAATTAATTAAATTATCTATTCTTGCTCCGTTCATATATGCTATTTTCGTTACAGGGTAACAATCATCAATCTTTAATTTCAAATCATCAATCTTTAATTTCAATTTGCCCGAATATCTACCTCCAATTTCCCACCAATCATATGTAAATATTGGGAAGGAAATTATCTCGCCAGTTTCATCACATTCTAAGTTTTCTTCATCATAAGGTTTTAAAATTTCAGAAATTCTATTTTCCGAAGGCATTTCTCTAGTAATCAAAAGTAAGCAACAGTGCATAAATATATCCTTTCTTATTATGTATTTTTTAGTCTGTCAACTGCAATATTAAAATAGTTCTCGTCAATTTCGCAACCAATAAATCTTCTGTTTAGCTCTTTAGCAGCAATAGCACAACCGCCCACTCCCATAAAAGGATCAAGAACTATTTCATTTTCGTTTGATGAGTTTTCAATAAGGATTTTACTCAACCCTACAGGTTTTTCAGTATCGTGTATATTCTTTCCGTTCTCATCTTTTGTTTTTCTATTAGGTACAGAAATAATATCAGACGTTCCACAATGATTTATTTTTACTCCCCTACCTTTACGCAAGAATATTATGTACTCAAATTGAGACATATAAAATCTACCCATTATCTTGTTGCCTTTATCCCATATTAAGCATTTAATAAAATGAAAACCTTCTCCATTTTCATCTTTCCATTCATCAATTACTTTTATGAAATGGGTTAAATTTTTATGGTTTGTCATTATGTAACAATGCCCTGTTTCTTTTAGAACTTTATAGAACTTAGGTAAATATTCTTCTATTTCAATATCATTGTGTTCAAATATCTTTCCGGCCATAGTTGATTTCTTAGTTAGCATTCCACCTGAGCTACCTGAATTGCCATAAGAAGTTACTTTATAAGGTGGGTCGGTAAATATCATATCAACCACAACATTTTTTGCAACAAGGTTGTCTAACATTTCAAGAGCATCTCCATTTACAAATATCGTTTTGTTGTCATTTAGTTTCAATTTTTCTTTTTCACTTCCTTAATAGTTTGTAATCAAGACCTCTATATCTTTTGTCTTGTCTTTTTTCTGGTAATTACAGTTTCCGTAAGTGGTGTTTAGATAATGGATTTTATAATCATGATTTTCTGCCCAATTCTTTAATGTCGGGTTTGTTTTTAGATTATTCGATAATGCCCATTTCACATTTGAAACCGCAAGCATATCTCTCAAATCTTCCTCGTCGGTATTAGTCCATCCACCATTTTCATTATAGGTTGCCGTGGAATTAAAGTACGGGGGATCACAATACAGAAAATCATTTTCGCCAAACGCTACGCCGATGAACTCACGAAAATCAGCATTGGTAAACTTGCAGTCTTTATTACTGATTGCTTCCGAAAATTCTATGAACTTTTCTCTTAATGTAGGGTTAAAGCTACTTCTGTCTTTCCCAAATGGCATATTAAATTCGCCTTTTGAATTAAAACGAATTTGGTTGTTAAAGGCGTAACAAATTAGCACATATAAAATAACGGACTGTTTAGATTCCGACTCGTTAAAATAGTTGCGGAGTCTCAAATACCCGTCCCTATTAATCTTTGATAAGTCATATTGCTTGATTATCTTATCTATTTCGTCAAGACTTTTATCGGTTCCATTTCTATGTATGTATTCAAGTATTTGCACTACAGGCAAATTCAAATCATTATAAATAACCTCTTTCGCAGGAACATTAATTCCAACATTAAACCCACCGCCAAACAAGTCAATAAAAGTGTCAATATTTTTCGGAAACAATGGTAATATCTGCGGTAGAAGCTTGTATTTGCCACCCACATAATTGAGTGGCGATTTTATATATTTTTGTTTTATTAGTATCATCACCTAAATAGAAATTTCTCTTTTATTCAGATTTTAAGTGTCTAAAAGTGCGTATTTACGCTGTTTTAGAATATGCTAAAGTAGCGTATTTTCATTAACTTGTAATTTAAAAAAATTACTTTTCTTTGTCTGTTTTAACAGTTCAGGATTGTCATAAATGTTGCCAACGATAAAAGAGATACGTTCGCCATAGCAAGATTCGACTTCAAGTTCTGCAAGATCAATCGTATTAAAAATATGATTTATTCCAAATGCTGGAGTATCCACATCCGTCAGTTCCCAAGAAAGCGTTTCATCATTCCACCTTACATCCATAAGTCTATTAGTGATATCAGGAGTTACGTTAATTATATCTCCTTCAAAAATCTTCTTATCATACTTGTCTGTTAGCCCTATGTATTGGCTGATAGTCTTAGGGTCTACTACATAAGAAATTGGCATTGTATCAACAAACTGCTTATAGTCATTGTCCTCAATCTCCATATTGTCGTAAATAAGGTGTTCAACATTAACCCCTTTGTCCTTAAAGTACGGACGTTTTCTGAGAACGTAATAGCCATATACCCATTCACCATTATCTACACGTTCCCTCTAAATAGTATTTCACGCATTGCCGTCTCTCCTTGTTGCCAAACTTTTAGTGCCATTTTTGAACCTGTGCAGGCACTGCCACGAACGACCACTCGTAAGCTTCAAGCGGCTCGTCAAGAATGTGATAACACAGCCTACCGCCGTATTCACCACCCTTTTCATGGTCACAGCCACCCTTGTGCATATCCTCTCCGCATACAGAGCAAAGCTTCTCTCCCATGGTGCAGCTAATGGATGCTTCTTCCTTTATTCCGCTCTGAATCTCGCTTATAAGATCGCTGTTAGAAGCAGTTCGCACCATGTAAGCCTTTGCCATAAGCCTACGGTAGACCTCACCGTCTGTCGTAGTTTTCTCAGGCAGAGTTTCCACCCAAGTGTCGAATATTCTGGCAGTCTGCTTTGAGCTTTTAGGGTCATGGTCGAAAATACCCGTTCTGCCCTTAAAAAGCTCCGCAAGCTTCCTCAAAGCGCCTGATGAAAACTTTTCACCATCTCTGTCAATGTTATTGTCACAAAGCGCCACCCTGAAAACAAACACCTTGTCCTCCGTGAGCGGCTCTCTCGCATAGCCGTTTATCTTTTCAAGCTCCTCGCCTGATACTGTTTCACTCATTGCATTTCCTCCTTCATAATTCTTCTTGTTCTTTCTCTTTCTCGTCAATATACTGTCCAATAACTTCTAATATTCGACTTTGTAACGCATAAGAAATTTCAATCTCGTAAACGTCTGGAACGCAAGTCTGCCTTCTTTTAAATTTTAACTTTGGCTTTGTAAAAATCAAAGTTGGACAAGAACTGGAACAAGTGCAAAATCCTTTTACAAATGTTTGTATAGGTCTTATTTCTTCCTCAATCTCTTTATATTTTTTGTATTGCTTATCCGTCATTGCTATCACTGCCTTTCAACTTTCTAAGCATATCTCTTGTAGTGTATATTTTTCCATACGCACCACCAAGGGCAAAAGCTCTGCGTTCTCGCTCAGACATTACTTCATAGATTTCAATTATATCTCCACAGGCTTCATCTACGGTACCATATGCTTGATAAATCTGTTCTTTGGTACTATCATTAGTATGTATTAAATTGGTATCTTCTTTTACAGATGCCTCCGAGCTTGTGCCTGTTGCCGCAGGTGCAGGCTCGTTTTCTTTTAGGTACTCAGCAAAGATAAGCACACAAGCTGCTTTTTCGTTATCTAATGGGCAGTTTGGGCAGAGTTCACCATGATCGCCACCCATTGTGCAGATTTCTGCCGCCTTTATGATATCTTCGCTTGTGAGTTTCTTATCCATTCTCAATCTCCTTAAAGAACTCTCTCGGCTCAAACCATTTATCTTCAATGATATTTCCTATTCCGACAACTAATCTATCTTCCTGTTTCACTCTAACATAATGACCTTTTATATCTTCCCATTTTGCAACGCCCACAACGTCCATAATTCTTGTAAGTGCTTCAAGTCCCTTTTCAGAACCTTCAAACGATGTTCCATTGAAAAAAGCTAAGTTATAACCGCCAAAACTAGCTCCCCAGCCTAAGCCTTTAAGTGCTATAGAAAAGGTAAGGCAACAATGGTCGCCTATTTCCAGTGATACATCAGTTATTTTAGCGTTTTCATAAATAGTGTTAGTGTTGCTTTCTACCGAGGGTATATTTTTTATTACAGGTGCAGGCTCGTTTTTTATGTACTCTGCAAGATATGCACTGCACATACGGTGCTTATCACTGGCACAAAGCGGACAGCTGTCGCAATCTGAGATATAACTAGCACAGCACTTCACCGCCTTTTCAAACTCCTCTTTCGTTATCATATTCTACCTCTTTCTATAAATAAAACTAAATTTTTATGTATTATGTATAAATAATTTTTCAACCACTTTAAATTGATTATTTTTGTTTCTGTCTAATGTTCTTATAAATGGTCTTTCCCAAATACATTTAAAATCATCAGGTGCATTTAATTCAGATATGAAAACCATATTGTCTTTACTAATTTTACGCATATACTCCCAAAATTCTTCAGTATTAAATTTTCCAGACGTATAGCCCGTTGTATTATCGTATGGAGGATCGGCATATACAACTGAACCTGCTGGAATAACCACATCTTTATAATCATCACAAGTGAATACGGCGTCCTGCAAATTAGCAAAGTCTTTTAATATACTACGCTTGCTCTGTGCCGCATAATTAGTACCCGTTTTGTTACGGGCATAACCACCAAAGAATTTGCCGCCAAAAGAACATCCAAATCCTACAAAACCCGTCAATGCTGGATTGACGTCTTTGTTCTCTCTTATTGATTTGTAAGTATCTTCGGAAATAACTTCTGGCAAATCGTATCCGCTCTGCAACGCTCGCCATAATGCAATCAAATATTTATGATTATCGTTACAAATGACACTTTTAAAATGCGGTGCCAGTTTTGACTCTACTGCGCAACTTCCACAAAACAAACTAACTAAATTACCGTAGTCTCCCTTACTCTCTCTCTCTCTCTCTCTCTCGATTGCTAACGCAATCGAGGCTGCTATTCGGCTCTTTCCGCCTTGATATCTCATCGATTATTACCTCCGAAATTTGCTTTGAAATTCTTGATTTACCACCTAAGTATTGAATTGCAATCACCTCGAAAAAAATAGCGCACCATTAAGGTGCGCTATCATTACTTTATAGGTTGCTTCACAATGTCATAGATATCTTGAAGCTTTTCTTTTTCATCTTTGCTCTTATCATTAATTATATCATACACAACCTGACACACTGTTTTTGCACCTATACCTATTCCAATCTGGCGTACTCGTTTAAGTTGTGCTATGTATGTCTCGATAATTTTATCCTGCTCTTTTCTTTTCATAGTTATCCTTTTATGTAACGGGGACAAGCCCCGTTTTGTCATTCATCACATTCGTCGTCAAAGTCATCGCAATCATCGTCATATTCTTCGTCATCAAAAGGCTCGTGGTTGTCACTAACCTCGCCACATCCAACAAAATTATTTGGCAAAGGCACGTTAGAGTCTTCTAATGGAAGTTTTAATGTCTCCAACTTTTCAATCATTTCATCGACAACCTTGTTATATGTCGCCCTTTCTTCACAAGTACGGAGACATATATCCCCTTTATTCTGACAAGGTGTGATTGAATCGAATTGGCATTTCTTTAAATTCATTGCGCAATTCCTCCTTAAATAGAATTATTTTATTAGGTTTTTCAAATAGTATTGAAAAGTTCCTAATATGTAAATTGGTGTATAACGTTTATCTGGCATGAATACAATTTGCAACCCATACCTATGATTAAAACTATGCAATGATCCGAGATAACTTTTTGAATTATATTCAGACCTATAATTGCTATTCACCAAATCAAAGTAATTGGCATTCTCTATAAAAAGATATTTTGTCTTCGCCTTTGAGATTGCGAATTCTTCTTCAAAGCGCTTTCGTTCTTTTGTAAAATTAATCGCCAGCTCATCCAAGCTTGCTTTGCGTTCTACATAAATCTGATTATCAAAATATAAATCTCTTGGTATAGCCAACTCTTGATTAGCCTTTATATAAAAGCTATAATCTCCGCAACTTAAAGCACGTCTCTCATATGCAATTTTATGCTTGTCAAAATACTCGGTTATATGATCGTTCTTCTTTTCTCTTGTATCTATAAGAACGACCATCATTTTCAAAAGTTCTTTTGCCTCTATATCATTGAATTTATAATCTTCAATAAGCGTCTAAATCACCACCTTTTTATATGAATTAATCCACCACTCCACGGTGCCTGGAATGGCTATATACTTGCCGTCATCAAATCGAGTTTTATTTTTCTTTTCAAATCTATCAATTTTAATTAAATCCTTTTCGGCAATTTTGTTGTATTCAAAGATTTTCTTCTTTAGTTTTGCCTGTGTAATCTGCCCTTTAGAAAGCGAATACATTGTAACTAACGGCGAATAACGTGTATTTACATCTAAAATATAAACCACTTTGTTGAGCTTTGGATTTACATAGTCAACATATCCCAAAAGTTCATACTCGGTATCCATCCTCTCTTTGAACGTAAACTCACATGGAGTGACAAAATCTGCAGTCTCAATTATAAACTTATTTATGTCTACGTTTGAAAACTGCTTTGCCGTTTCCTTTCCTGCACATGCACTTGCAACTTTTAATTGCTGTTCATTTAGCTCTGCCTTTTTTAGCGTGCTTCGTTTTCTTAAAGAGTAATAATACTCGCAGGTCGCAAGTAGTTTCCCTACTTCTCCAAATTCTTTAAAGTAGTCAAGCTTAATTAATATGTCGATAGCGCCTCTTCCAATTTTCAATTCGTATAAGTCAACAAGAAGCTCGGCAAAGTTGACATACTTTTTATCTTTAAGGGTGTACAAGTTGTCGCCAATACCTTGACCTAATCCTTTAACCGACATTAACCCTTTATAAATTGAATTTGTATCACGGTCGCAGAAATATTTATCTTTTGACTTTCTAAATTTTATGCCACAGAGCTTAATACCTCTCTTGCGCACGCAGTTTGTTATTGATATTGTCTTTTCAATATCGTCGTCGAATGCGTTGAGTTCCGCTGTTAGAAATTCTAACGGATAATAATGCCGCAGATATCCGCAAATATAACCTATCCATGAATATGGTTTTGCATGGTTTTCAGAGAAAAGATATTCCGAAGCATCCTTAATAACTTGTAGAAAGTTTACAATAAGTTCCTCGCTCTTTTCTTCGGTGGTGTTATATTTTTCTTTCATGGTTTTTATGAATCCTGCTTTGATATCTGGAATAAACTTTTCAGTACCTG